CTTTCATAGCTTTCTCAACCATATTCCTAATACCATCGAAGTCTCCTTCCTTAAGTAAGTCGGCTGAGTTAAGTATAGCATTTTTCATTTCTTGATTCTTACAGAAAGTTTGAAATTCTTCCTGTACGTATTCTAAATCATCTTGAGATGCTTGATAAGAGTTTCTTAACTCTTCTTTTAAAGCAACTTGTAATACTTCATTCTCTAACTTTTGGAGCTCTACTTTAAGAACATCCATAGTAATGTTAGTATGGTACTTATCAAAATAATCTTTGATCTGATTTATAATCCACTTATGTGAATCGGCATCGAAGTAATGATCGTGTAAAACGTCTCTGACGTTAAGTAAAAACTTTTTATCAGTAAGTAACGATCCTAAAACCTTTAATTGAAACCCCTTGCCGTACTGCTGTAAACTCTTTAATGTCATTTAAAACCTTTGTTATAATATAATTATTCTTTATCTAATAACCAACTGCTTGATTGTATTTTATTTCCTAAACCTTCAATTAACTCTACTCCTAATTCTCTGCATGTATCAGCTTCAGGAATAGTATCGTTATTTTGATCTCCTCCATTTGCAAATGCTAGTTTGTGAGTATCTTTATAAATCTCATATATTTCTTTAATACTTTCGTTTTGAGTTTTATCAGTATCGATAGAAATCATAGCCCAGTCAACATATTTAATAGCGTTAATTATATCTAATCTTTCATCTTCTAACATAAATTCTTTACTACCTTTTAAAAATCTTTGCAAATCTGAGTTTACTATTACTATAAGCATGTCACATAATTGTTTCGATATTTCGAACAATTCAATATGACCTTTATGTAACGGATTAAAATACCCGCTAACTATTATTGCTTTTTTCATAGCTTTCAGATATAAGTTTTTTAAATTTAGTAGTACTCCAACCATGATCTCTATTTAAATAATGGATAGGAATTTTCAAATCATCTCCAGTAAAAGGTTTATTTCTATAATCATCTCCTAAAAATCTTATATCAAATTCACCAACTTTCAATAAATCATATAACTGCTCTTCATAAGTATATCTGATTACATCATCAACATACTTTAATGATAAAAGTATTTCTTTCCTTTCATCGGAAGAAAGTATAGGTTTAAGTTTATGAGGTCTTTCTATCGAAGGATCAGTATGTAAAAGTACAATTAATACAGTACAGTATTTATTCATCTCTTTAAACATCTCAATATAACCTGGATGTATAACGTCAAAATTTCCTGCTATAATTCCTTTAGTCATATTTCCAAAAAACTTGTAAAATTATTATCATAGTAGCTAAAACTAAAATAGTACCGGTTTTTATATTAATACCTTCTTTCATAAAAACTAAAGTCAAAATATAAAAACTAAATATTCCAGTTGCAAAAGCTACTATTCTAGCAGGCCATAACTCACCGTTAAAATATTCAACTATATAAGTAGTACCGTAAATATAAGAAGCACCTACTGGGATACCCATAAGTCCAGAAACTAAAATAGGATGATCTTTTATCCAGGTACTTAAAAATTGACCGTTGGTTTGAAACCAAGCAAGTGACTGTGCTACTAAAAATAGTAACAATCCAAAAATTAACGTTTTATAACTCATTTTACTGTTGTTAAACCTCTAAAATTTTCTAACCAACCTTCAGTATTTTTAGTAATACCTTCTATTTTATCTTGGTCTAATAAAGATAAGAATACACCTGTCTGTAAATTAGGTATATCGCTTTTAAATATATCCTCTACGTATTTAACTTCTTTTTCATCTAAAGTTGAATTATGTAAATTCATTAACTCAAAGTTAGTCATTACTCTATTCCAGTTATGTAATATTTTTGCAAATATTTTTTTTGGTTTTTCTTGATCTAATTGAGTCTCGCAATGATCGTATATATCTTGTAATGATGCATTTTTATCATAAGTAAAGCTTTTCCATTCTGATAGTATAGTTTTTATACCTAATCCTTTTACTCCTGGAATATTATCAGAATTATCTCCTAATAATGCTTTTACTATATTATAATTTTGAGGTAATACTCCTATTTCTTCTTTTATATTATTTAAAGTAAAAGTTTTCTTTTTTACTGGAGCGTAAACTTCTATATTATTATCTATAAGTTGATAAAAATCTTTGTCTGATGAAACTATTGTAACTTTTTTCCCTGCATTCGAGGCTCTTTTTGCCAAGTATGCTATTATATCGTCCGCTTCTAGCTTCTCTATAACTATTTGCTGTAAAGGTAAACATTCTAAATAATCTTGTGTTCTAAATAATTGCCCGATAAGAGCTTCCGTTTCTTCTTCTTTATTATCGTATAATCCCCAATGAGTAATTCTACTAGTAGCTCTTTGAGCTTTATAGTTAGGATCTATATTTTTCCTATTAGCAGAACCTCCTTTACCGTCCCATACTATTATAACTCTAGTAGGATCAAATATACGAGTAACATAACCTAAAGAACGAAGAAACCCTACCAGACCCCCTATATGGGCGCCTGATGGGTTCATCGCTTTGAGCAGTGAGAACGACCTTATTAAGGTGTTCATCGCATCAACAATCAAGATATGATCATTGAGGGCTCGGGGTGGGGTCTCCTTTAAATTCTTTAGAATATTTTCGTACGGCATTAATCAAGGATATTAGGAGTAATCGGTGTCTCTTCTAAATCTCCTTCTTCAATTAAATCAAAGTCGACCGAACCAACTAACTTTAACCAGTGGTCTTTGTGATCATCTTTATACTTATCTATGGCTCTTTTATCGTCCGGAATGAAACCATGAGGAGTCATTACTATTCTACCTCTAGACTGTACTCCACCAATATGGTTTTTTTCTACTTGTACGTTAGTACGTTTAGCAAACTCTACCTGCATACCTGCTTTGATAGCTTTTATCTTAGACGTACCTGGATTAGTAATGTTACCAAAAGTAACTACTAACGTAGCATCATACCACATAGACATACCTCCTTTATTCTGCAACTTAGGTTGACCCATAGGAGATTCAGGTTTCATAGTCCATACTTTATTAATAGCTACTAACGTATTAGTATAAGGAGAATTTTCCTTTCTTGATAATAATATCTTTTGATTAAGATTATTACCAAACTGAGTAGACATAGCACCGGCATTCCATTCATTATTATTCTTATTAGAACGTACTGAAAGGTCACAAGGTACTGAACCTATACTATCCCAGAAGAAACACATATCATAAGGTAGATTACCTTTAGCTTGCTCGTCCATAAGATCAGCAATATAAACTGCTACATCTTCAATAGTATTTAAAGTTCCTCTATCAGCATAAAGAAAATGTCCTTCATAATCAGTTACTGTACCATTAGCATCTCTTACCTCTTCTACCTCTAATCCCATCTCTTTTGCATGTTCCCAAGACCATTTCATCTCAGTAATAATAAAAACCGGGAGAATGCCAAGTTTTTGAGCATTCACCGCAGCTTCTATCAGGGCAGTTGTTTTGCCCGTATCACTATGTCCACGCAATAGAGTGATGTGTCCGGTAGGTATGCCGGGTAAGGATGTTATATCTTGAAAGGCTTTAGATAGAGGTATCCATCCTTGCTCCTTAAACTTTACAGAAGCATTAGAAAAACCTTTCTTCTTTTTAAAATTACTTAAATTAAACGACTTGCGTACCGAAGCAGTCGCTCTTTCTAGGGTTGCTGTTTTCTTTGCCATTATTCATTAAATAAGTCATCAAATTTACTAACTGTGTCTTGGTTGCCAGCCGTAGCATTTTCCAAGGTAAAGTCAGATTTTTGTTGACCTAAGCTTTCTGGCGTAGTTTCAGAACCTGCAGTTGAAGTAGTAGTTTCTTCAGCTCCAGGGTTTAAATAATTTTGCAATTGTTTCTTAATAAAGTCGTAATCGTACTCAGTATGAACTTCAGTAGGATTAGGTTGTTCTTTTAACCATTTATCAACTAGGTCATTATTATCTGATAGAGGAGTTTGTTTAGGTTTAATTCTTACCGTAGTTTCAGGGTAAGGATTACCTTGTACTTGTTCTACTACCATATCCCATCCGTTGATAACATCTGTAAAGTCTCCGATATCTTCATCTTCAGCTAAAGCAAGTAATGCTTTATAGATAGTAATACCGAATCCCCATAGTCTAACACCTTTATCTTCCTCTCCTCTTACTACAACAGGAGCAAAGATTCTAGTTTTAGGGTTAAGTTTACCTGATAAAGACCAATTATCTTTATCGTTAGTTTTTCTAAGTTCTTTTACGAACTCTTCGATAGGGTCTTGCTTACCAAAGTTTGATAAAGCTACCATCGGATACTTACCTACTCCATAATGAAATTTTAATTCCTTAAACGGAAAAGTAGGATCATAAGCAGAAGGTACAATACGTACAGTTTGCTTACCCAGTTCCGGTTTCCAAAATATTTTTGAATAATCTGTTTTCTCTCTTTGCTGTCCGCTATTATTTAACGTATCCAGCTTTGCGCGTATAGCATTTAAATCCATATAACTAATTTATTATAACGTTTATTATTAATATAAGAACTATTTTTTAGTTCTCCAACTCTATAATCTTATAAAGTTTTGTATTGACTCTTTTTAATTCTGGTCCTTTAGTCAATAGTATACAATTTTTGTAATCTGGCCAGTTTATTCTATAAGATGTATCAAGTACACCTTCGTTTAATTCTTTTATAAGTGTATTTAATGCATTAATGGTATAGAGAGTATTTGATTCTTTTTTACGGTGAACTAAGATAGTGTTCTCCAAAAACGAACCTACGTTACCAAAATCTACATTATAAGTACATATATATTCATCTTGACTTTTAGAGTAAAGGATGAAGATTTTATTATATATGATCTTATACCTCTCTTTGATCTGCTCGAGAACTTCGTCTAAAGTATCTTGAGTAGCAAAGGTACAAAAAAGTTTATTGCTCATATCTTCATTTAAATAAATGGGTTCAATGTCGTAATCGAACCCTATTTCGATAGCATCTTGTATCATATATAAATATCTTTCATGTTTATAAACAAAGATCTTTTGAGTATTTAAATTTAACTGGGTATTTACCTGTTTCTTCCAAGATCTCTTTAATTTTTTCTAATGTTTCTTTACCATCCTCTATACTAAAATCAAATAATAATGCATCATAGGTATATAAAACTACATTAGTATACTTATCTTGTAAATACCTCAGTACTTCTTTTAATATAAGAATATTTCTCGAAGTTTCAAGCGATTGCATAATATAATTCATTAATTTTTGAGGATTCATATCTTTTAACGCCTCAGTGAACGGTTTATTACTAATTGGCGCCAGGACTCTTCCGTTAGTTTCGTATTCGGACCAAAGGCCTTTAATGAATTCATCGATTTTTTCAAACACGTCAAGAAAAGCGTATTTCTCTGGTATTTTTCCATAAATTGCGTGAAAGTTAATCTGTTTGGCTTTATTGTATTCATCATCTGTTATTTCTTCTTTGTTAAAATATTGTTTAGCTAGCTGTTTATGAGCAGATTCTTCAGTTAACGAATAGTTAATCTGATCACATAGTAAACGCAAGTGATAACCGTCAAAATCAAACTCAACAAAGTAATCATTTTGAGGTCTGAAGCTTTTTCTATGTTCTGGAGATTTAGGAATAGCAGCGAAATTAACGCTATTAAAAGCATTAGTTGGTCTAGAGGTAGCATTGTATAAATTGTATGAGGTTAGTACTGAATTATTAACTGTATTGTATATAGGGTTGTTAGGTTTAAACATTTTTACGTAGTTTTCGTAATAAACTCCTAACCCAGATTGTTCTAATAAGTAAAATACATTAGTTGCTGTATTATTATAAAAATCAAAACCTAAAGGAATATCTAAATCTATAACATGTTTAACTTTTTCATAAACATTATCACAAGATTCGTATAATTTAGATATAGGAATTAACTGATTTATATTAGCAAAATTTTTATATCTATTGTAAAAGTAATTAAGTGTAGAACTATCTTTACTATACTCTAATCTATCGTATTTTGACATAGAATAAAGCAAAGATAAATCTATTGCACCCTGTAAGTTAAAGTGATAGAGAAGTTCTTTTTTGTTTAAGGTATATAGTTTACTTGCTTTTTTAAAAATATCATAGACACGTTCTTTAG